TTTAAAATATTTCTTGATAAATCATGTTCTATAACTATTTGATACTGATTTGCCGAACCTTCACGGTTTTTAACAATAAATATTATTTGATAATGTTTTTTAGGATCAAGTTTTACTGGAACTTCAGACCTTTTATTAATCCCTTCTCTACGTAAAACTTTTAATGCTCTTTTACCTCCAGGTTTTTCATCATCAAACATTGTTCTAATCATTAAACAAGTTGAAGCTGGATCGACAATATTTTTAGCCATACCAATATTATCTTGAGTATAATATCTTTGCATTGAACTTCCTTTACTTAATTGAAAAGTAATTAAGATATGTAAATTTTTACTTTCAGGTTTAACTACATCGTTGATCTCAACCATATTTTGTTGCATTTGTAACCATGATTGCTCATTGGTTGAACCAGCATCCATCTTATAAGTATCAAGCGCAAAATATTTAACACCCATAGCCGAATATTTATTAATTACTTTAATAACGTTAGCTGTTTTATATCGTTTGAAAGGTAAAATAATAATTGTTTTATCTTTATCCTTTTCTTTAATCCATTGAGCAGCTTTTCTTAATGAATCTTTAAATTCTTCAGTATAATTACCGTCACGAACTGTTTGTTTTTGCATATCAATATCTAAAATATTATTCGCAACATATACTAAAAATTCTCTTTGCCATTTTTTTAAACCGTCTTCATTCAACATAATAACAATTCTTTCATCGTGTTCAATAATGCTTGGTATAACAGTATTTCTTAAAAATGCTGATTTACCAACATTTGAAAGTCCACCTACTAAAGTAATTGAACCCATATATTGACCACCAGTTTCATTTGTTAAAATAGGCATATTGTGATATGGTAAGCCGACTGCCATTCCTTGATCCAATTCATCAATTAAATCATCAATACCAGTTGAAATACCATAAGTAACAATATCTCCTTCAGCATTAATAAAAGTATCATTCATCAAACAGTTATATTCATCAGCGATTTCATCAATTGTCATATCTGAAAATTCACTTAATTTTTTATCATCTATAAAAATATTTAATCTATTACATAGGTTATAAACTGCATCCCATTTTTTTAATTCTTTAACATAGCCATCAAAGTTAGATACATCGACATATTTTTTTGCGGTATCAATTGTTTTATATCCACCGTATTCCATGTATTTATTCTTTAATTTTTCATGCTTTTCTAGATAAAAACCAATTGTAATATCATCTAATTTAGCTTTATCTTCAGTTTTATATACAGCACTAGCTATAACAAAAAACACCCTCCAAATATTCGAAGAAAAACTATCCATAGTAATATCTGTATTGTTAAATAGTTCAGGTTTTTTATACAAAATTGAAACCACATTAGCTTCAGCAGATATTTTTCTATCAACAATTTTCTTTAATATATTTAATTTTTCTTTCTCAACGGGCGTAATCTTTTCTTCAGCTATAAACTTCACCGCCCATCTCTACCAAAGGTCTTTTAATTTATCATTAACTTTTGTAGTCTTTTTAATATAATTAGCATTTTGATTATTTTCTAAATTGCTAATATTAATTTGATCTACTTTACTTTTTTCTTCTTCATATCTTTTGTTTAGCAAATAAGCATTATTGAGTTCGTCCTCAACAATTTTTCTAATATAATGGAACTTTTGTTGTTCACCTTTAAAATCTTTAGTTCTTATTGCATAACTAATTTTGTTTTTACTTAATTTAAAAGCCAATAAAACAACATCATACCCATAATTAGCTCTATCTTTTTGTCTTTTATTTTCAACAACTTTACCAGTTGCTAAACCTTTTAAACCTAAAACAAAAGAAGAAGGAAGAGATTGTTTGCTATCATAATTCATTACTTCATTTTTAACATATCGGTATAATTCACCGAATTGTTCTTTTTCTTTTTCAGTCAAACAATGTATCCTCCTTCTTGAATATTATTTAGTTAATTTTAAAATTTCTTTGGCTAATGACATATCAGTGATGTCTTTAGGACTAGTTAAACCATGTTCTTTTAAAGCTTTTAAGATTGGTAAAATCGCAGTTTTATCATCTTTTTTATCAACAATGAATTGATAAATTTCTTCGTTGATAGTTTCTAAATCTTTCTTTTCTTTTTCGGCTTTCAACATTTGAGCAATTTCTTCTTCACGTTGTTCACGTGCTTGATCTTGTTCTTTTTTTGTTTCTTCAAAAGATTTACCAGATTTAGATTGTTCAGCCTTAATAGCATCGGTTAAAGCTTTGATAAACTCATCCGCATCAAAGGAAATTTCAGGTACAATATCGGCAAAACGTGACCCTGAATCAACAACCATCAAATCATCCCTGAATTTAATTTTTCTTTCTTGACCTTTAACTACGCCTTTAACAATTTCTTTGCCTTTAAAATCTTTTTTACCAGTCTTTTCTTTAGCAATCGATCTATCATTGTATGCTAAAGCAAGAAAGTGGCATTTCTTTTTTAATCCATTAAAATAAGTTTTAGCTACATCGTTTGTTAAAGTGTTATATGTCGCTTCACTAATAACATCGGTTACTTCTTTTGTTTTTACGTGACCAATAACAATGAAGTTGACACCAACTTCTTTTAATTCCCAAAGAGAATCTAACATTAAAGATAGTGCGACTTCTTGCCCTCTTTGGTAACCTTTCCATGCAGCGTCGATAGTTTTAACTTTTGCATCTGGATATTCTTTATTACTTAACCTAATTGATTCAGCTTCGGCTAATTTAATAAAGCCATCATATGTATCAATTACCACAACTCTTAAATCTTTATAATCTGTGGTTTTGTTTTCAATGATGTCATCTTTAATTTCTTTAAAAGTCGACCAGTCTTTTACTTGTTCGTAGACAATTCCTTCAATAGCATCAGCACCATCTTCTTTCTCCATTTCTAGGAACATATAACCATCTTCACCAACCAATTTTTCACAAACATCTCTAATCAAAGTTGTTTTACCAATCTTAGGTTCACCTAATAAAATTGTGTTATATGCTAATGGATCAACTTTAACATGATTTTTTTGTCCAAATCTTCTTGCCATGATTATTCAGCCCCCATTTCAGCTAGAATAGCTGCCAAATCCGCATCTTCTTCTTCAGAAATTGGTTCAACTGTTTTCATTTCAACTTCTTCTGTTTCTTCTTCTGTACTTGGTAAAATAAATTCTAAATCTTCTTCTTTGTATTTACCTCTATAGATTTCAAGTACATTTGAAGTTACGTCGCCTTTTGTAACTTTTTTAATATTAGGCATTACAAGCACCATGCGTCTTTCTCTAGATGAAGATGCTGAGCATCTTGATAATGCTTCTTCTAATGGAATAATATCTAAATCAACCATTTGTTTAATATCTTCTTCTAAATCATCATAAGTTGCTTGTACTGTAGCACCACCTTCACGGAATTCACCATTAAATACAATTTCATCTACGTCTTTTTTAACTTTGAATAAAGCATTACATTTTTTAATGTATTGTTCAGGATTTGCTTTTTTATCAATTTCATATTCAAAGTCGACTTTGTATGGATAATTAGATTTAATTTCTACTCCGTTATAATCTTTTAAATAATCGACACAATAACCTGGAATTAATAAACATCCTTTATCATTGTCATATTCTTTAAGGTCTAAACAATCTTTATCAAATAAAATAGCTTGTTTAAACGTAGCAGTATATTTTGTTGGACTATCAAGATAATCTGCTAAATACACGCCTGTGATATTTTTTTGAACTTGAACGTTTCCATTTCTAATTTGATATTTTAAATTACCAGTTACAGAAACTTTCATACCTTCTTCAAGATTTTCACCTAAGTATTGAATAAAGTCATATGCTGATAAGAAATGTTCTTTAACAATATTCCCTTTGTCATCTTTCTTAATTTCCGCTCTAAAGAAACATAAGTTCCCAACAGATTTTAAAAGTTCTTCATCTTTACGATCTTCCCATGCGATTTCAAATCTATTTTGAAAATCATCATGACCTTCTTCGTCTTTACCATGAACATAGATTTTATTTTCTTTGTCTTTGCCATAACCACCCATAGCATCTACGTAAATAAATCCACATTTTTCACCACAGTTAATGCCTAAATACATTTGATTATAAATCCAGTCAGATTTAGACGATTCCATATCAATTTTAAAAGTATTTTTACCAGGTTTTGCGACCTCACCAGACAATTTAAATGCTGATGCTGATTTCTTAAGATTATTTAATTGTTCTATAATATTTTCTCCTTTTTACTTCTTTAAAATTTAATTCTTATTTAATTGTTCTTAATTTTTTGTTAAATTCTTTTTACTGATTGTTAATAATTGTTCTTATTACATATTATTAGATACTACCGAGAGTTATAAAAAATATAACCCTCCTACTTATACTCCTTTTTTAACCACATCCTTTCAAAAAATATAATTAAAATGTTAATTCAAATGTTCCAAAACGTTTACTATTTAATACAATAAATTTTACTTCCTTATCATCATCAAAGACTTTAAATAATAATCCTGATCTAATTTGTTTAATATCAAATACTGGATATGTTTTGCCTACAGTAAACTTTTCATTATTTGATTTAGTGCAAATAATTCTTGCTCTTACTTTATTGTAATTTTTCTTATGTGTTTTTCTTTCTTCATTATTTTCTTCTTTTACTTCTTCAACTACTTTAACTTCTTCTTTATTCATAAAAACTTCTTTACCTCATAATTCTTTCTATTTGTACTAAATTTTGTAATTTTATATATTTTTTGATATTTTTCATTTTCTTTAAATCCTAAAACTAGGTATTTTAGACTGTTAAAATTTTTCTATAAAATGCTGATTTTAGGATTTTGATTAATCTCCTAGCTTAAAACTTGGCATTGGTAATAATTTAAATAAATTCTTTTGATGCATTTCGTCAATTTTTTGTTTTAAATCATCATCTTCAATTTCACCAGTTCTAATATATTTATCTAAAACTGCATAACTGAAACCTAAATTTTCTTCATCTGTTTTACCGCATAGTCCATCAATAGGTGTTTTATAAATTAATTTCTTTGGCAATCCTAATTCATCACCAATTTGTAACACTTCCGTAACTGTTAAGTTTGATAATGGTGCGAAACTGCCGAATCCGTCTCCTCCAAAAGTTGCATATCCGACAAAATCTTCAGAAAGATTACAATTACAACTTGGGATTCCATTTACGCATTGAGCATAAAAATATAATTCAGTCATTCTAACTCTTGCTGGAACATTAATTAATGCTTGATCAGTAATTGTAATTTTTTCTTTGCTTTTCATTTCTTCAATAATGGAATCTACCGTTTTACCGATATTTACAATTTCATAATCAATATCTAAATGTACTGCACATAAAAGACTACAATCAATATCTTTTTGTTTATGATAAGGCAACATAATGCCCTTAACCCTATCTTTACCTAATGCTTCTACACAAAGGGCTGCTACAATTGAAGAATCTTTACCGCCAGATAAAGCAACACAACAGTTTTTTTCTTTAAAATCATTTTCAAATAAATCTTTGATCCATTTAACTAGTTTATCTTTTGTTTCTTTTGCATTAAATTTATAATCCATATACAACTTCTCCATTTTCAATTTTTTTAATTAAAGTAAGTAATTCATTGTAAACTTGTATTAACCCAGCACGATCATCAATGTAAACATTTACATTTACTTTTCTTCCACAAATAACATCATTTTGGTTATCTCTAATTACCAAACTACAATATCTTCCATAGGCTTTTAAAATACATTGTTGTAATCCATAAGCTAATTCTTTACTAATTGTTGTAATTGTACATACTGGATTTTTCAAGGAATTATCCCAATGTCCATCAGCACTAATATATCCATCTAAAAATGATTTTAATAATTCTTTAGGTAAATTTAAAATCATTGGTGTAATTCGTTTGTTTTTTGCACCTATACCAAATTGAATGACAAATTCTCTTAATTCTTTTGAGCAAAATATAAAACTAAAAGTAAATTCTTTTTTTCTAGTCGTATATTTTATATCTAATTTATCTAATACTTCTTGAATTTCTTCTATTTCATCATATGCACAACATAAATCTATCTCGTTTCTAGATTTTCTTTTAGAATCATCTTTATTAACATATCCATCTCCAATATATCTTCCAATTAACCACCAAAAATCTTTATTACCCATATATTTATCAAGCTCATTTATTACCCAAGAATTTGTAATACCAGAACCATTTGCTGTGTAATAAATTGTACCATTCCATTTAGGAATGATAGATTCGTTATTAATAGGAATACCTACTTTATATTCAGTAGTTAAATCTTCAGCATTAATCCATTCTGGCTCTAATAGTTCAGTATATACCAAAGATTCACCATTTTTATGTGTATTTATTCTTTTCTTTTTTCTAGCATAAAACGGATGATTCTCTGTAACTATAATTTCTTCTGAACCTGATATTTTTATATTTCTAAATTTATATGTATTCTTTTTTATTGTTCTTATAACTCTTTTATAATTTCCTTTATGTGTTAACACATAATCATTACACGTAATATCTTTAATATCTTTATATCCTTCTCTAGTCCAAACTAAATGACCTTCTGGAAAACAATCTGGACTCATCCATATTACGTCAGGATGACCAAATTTTTCTATTATTTCACCACTCCTTAACTCACCAATATCTTTATACAAATCAATATTTTCAAAATCTTTATTCCATTCCACCGAAAACACTTCATGTCCACGTTCTTCAAATGCTTTACCAATACTTCTTGTACCAGCAAATAATTCAAGCACCTTTAATTTCTTCTTATTACCTAAATCTTGATTTTTATTGTACTAACTATAATTACCGATTTTTAGGTAATATTTCAGTATTTCAAATCAAGTCAAAATAGTAATTTTAATATATCAATACAAATTTAATTGATATAATGGAGGTAATTTAACATTTGAATAAAAATCAAGTTTTATTCTTTTTGTTGAATTTCTTCAACTTCTCTAATTCTTTCTTTTGCAGTATTGAAATAAGTTTCATCAATTTCAATACCTATAAATTTTCTATTGTTCTTAATACTTGCTTCACCAGTAGTACCACTACCCATGAATGGATCTAGAACAATTTCGTTTTCTTGTGATGAATTAATAACTAAATTTTCAATAATTTCTAAAGGTTTTACTGTTGGATGATTATACTTTTTCTTATCAGCCTTATTTGTTGGCAACACATAATATTTATGTTTTGTAGCATATTCGCCATATACCTTTATACCTTTTTCTCTAAAGAATAATAAATACTCAATATCACTTAAATACTTGTTATTACAAGTTGGTACTGGATTTGTTTTACAATAAACCAGTAAATCCATATTGAAATCTTTGAAGTAATTTAAGTACATATTTATTTGTTCTTTGTTACACCAAATGTAAATATTTACTTTTTTCATTACTCTTACTAATTCATCTAAAATTCTAGTATCAAAACCCTTTGTAATATCACTATTTTCTAATTCATTATGATACTCTCTTTGTTTTGAACCAAATGCTCCACCACCCCCCATGAGCTGCAAACTCATAAGGTGGATCAGTTATCACTAAATCTACACTACTATCTGGTAGTTTCTTTAATATCTCAAGGCAATCACCTTGTTTTAATACGGATGAAATTTTACTTTTATTCACAGTAAAATTTAACCCATATAATCTACATATTTTACATCATATAACATTAAATAGTAGTTTCCTTTCATTAATATATCTTTAATTTTACCTATTTATTGGTACTTTAGATGGCATCAATAAAAGTAAAATTTTATAATTTTTAATCTAATAAGCTTGAGATGTCAAACATAGTACCGTTACTTCCACCTACTTTGCTTAACTCTCCATTCCATTTTTCAATAATTTTTTCTTTTAAAATTTGATCTGTTAATTGAGTTGATTTAGCTGCGTTTGCTTCAGCTTCCCCTTGAGCCTCGATTAATTTAGTTTCAGCTTCTTTTTGAGCCTTTTGTTTTCTTTGTTCAGCAGTTTCTACTTCTTTTTTAGCCACCGCTTCATCTTTAATAGCTTTTTCAATTTCATCACCAGCATCCATATCTTTTACTGTTAATGCTTTAAAAGTAACACCTTCATTAGCATATTTTTCTTTTAATAATTCAGATGCTTTTGCTAAAACTTCATTTCTTTTATCACCTAAAATATCAATAATGTTGTATTGTGTACAAACTTCTGATAAAGCTTGTTGTGCGTAGTTTGCAATAATATTTTTATTTAATGTATCAAGTGTTTTATAACCTTTATAAACTTTAAAAGCATCTTTAGTTGTTACTTGATATTTAACATTAATATTCATTGTTAAGAATTGAGCATCATTAGTTTGAACCATTACATCTTTAACACTGCGTTCTTGAACAGTTGTATCAATTTCATAGATCTTGTCAAATGGTGTTTTAAAATGTAATCCTTCATTTAAAGTTTCTTTACTTGTTCCATTAAATGCACTATACTTAACACCGACAGTATTAGCAGACACGAATGTGATACAACTCATTACCAATGCAGCCAACAACGGAATGATTGCTAATGACTGTCCTTTATTTAGTTTAAATGTATCTTCATGACTGTCATAACCAAACCCAATGATTATAGCAATCGCCACAACTATTAAAATAACACTAATTAAAAATTTCAAATTTATTTTTCTCCTTGTTTTCTTTCTTCAAGTAAATTAATTACTCTATATAATCTATCTAAACCGACTTCAAAAGCACCAATTCCACTAAATAGACTTAACACTTTTAAATCGTTAAATATTTCTGGCATTGCTTTATATAATTCAATATAAATATAAAACAATACATCAGTTACTATCGAATTGCCTGATTGTTTATAAAGTTGTGTTTGAGATACTCCTTCGATTTTATTAAATAAGTCATCACTAAATCCCATCAAACGAAAAGTTTCTTTTGGAGTAAGCTTTCTTATTTTCAAATCTTCTATTTTATTTATCTTATTTTTATCCATTATTTCTTCTCTTCTCGTAACATATAATGGGTTAGCGGAGAGACTCGCCCCCCTACTTTAGTAGTCAAACACGGACATAAGCTATTTTTTCTAGGCCTAAAACCTTCATCATACCTAAAATCACCAATTACATACTCTTCAAATTTTTGTAAATTAGCATTTTCAGGTAACTCATCACAAATATAATTACTTGCATCACATCTTCTTGATCCTTCACCAGTATTCAATGTACTCGCTATACTCTTATTCACATAAGCCCTCCCATTGCTACCAGCCCATTTTTTATTAGATGAAGTGATATAATTTATCATTTTTTTACTTAAATAATATTTTTCATTAACTTCGTCATCTAACAAATTTTTTAATCTAGTTTTAAGTGGTTTAGGATCAGGAAATTTAAATTTACCATTATCAATATCTTTACGAATTGAAATAATGAATACTCTTTCACGATTTTGAGGAATTCCATAATCCTTAGCATTTAGAATTTTGTAATATGTATTGTAACCAGCTTCATCTAAATCATCTAAAATCATTTGAAATTCTTTAGCAAATTTCTTTGATGTTAATGCTTTAACATTTTCAATGATTGATAATTTTGGTTTCTTTTCTCTTAAAATTCTTATACCTTCATAATACATTCCACTTCTAGTTTTATTACCATTTTCATCAATAAAACCTTTTTGTTTACCAACCACAGATAAATCAGTACAAGGGAAACCCCATGTCATTAAATCAAAATCATTTAATTTCTTTTCATCTACTTGTGTAATATCACCAAGATTCAAGCTAGGATCAACATCATGTATCATGCAATAAGATTGTGTTGCATACTTATCAAATTCGCAAAAATTAACCAATGACCAACTTTTACGAAAATTTTCAGTTTTATTAAGTCGATAAAAGACTCAATAAACTTGGGAATTTTAATAGACTTAATAATGAGTTTTAACTATAGAAGTTAAATTGTATTAGAAATTTTATTGATAGAATCAAGGTTTTTTATAGTATTGAATAAAACTGAAATTTTAATATAAAATCCCTTTCTTCTTAAATTCTAATTTTCCTATTCTACATCAAGAATACAAAATTCAACATGTTGTATCTTTGGTTCACGTAAATTTTTGCTAAACGCTTTACCACCATCAATATCTCTTATAAAATGCTTAACTTTGCTGTTCTTGAATCCGTGATATAATAAATCACGTTTAATTTCATTTTTTGAATGTTCATTTAGCACATTTGGGTTTACTGAACAATTTCTAAATTTCTTTAGATTTCTATAAACCCAATCTTGAAATAAACTATCCATAAATTTTCTCCTTGCTATCTAATTAGCTAAAGACCAAATTTCTTCTTGTAATTTTTGAACGTCATTTTCAAATAATTTACAAGCAATACCATATAACTCTGGAATCTTATGCATAACTCTATCAATATAATCCATTTTATTTTTAATCTTTGGTTTCATTGATAAGCACTCATCACTATTCATTCTTCTATTCAAGTCTAAATGATATTTCATTTCAAACTCTCTATATAATAAGTTATATCTTTCACAATATCTTGTAGTTCCATAACGAACAATTTGAGTGATTCTTCTTCTTTGTTCTGTTAAATCAATATTATCTACCAATCCAACAATAACATCTTCTTTATGCATAACTTCAGTAGTTAATGATTTGTTTTCAATAACTAATTCTTCATTTTTTAATTGAAGTCTTCGGCGTTCCTTTTCTTCTACGATCCATCGTTTGGCACGTTCAAGAGAATCTTCTATCATGTAACTGTCACGTTTGGCTAATGAATAAGTTCCATATTCTCTTAATGATGGCAACACCTCACTAGTAACCCATTTCTTAAACTTCTTTGCAGACTCAAGTTTGCTAGATAGGATCAACGTGTATAAACCCGACTCATTAATGATAGTCATTTCTTGTGTTCCTCCAAGGTCGCCCTGAATTAGGGCACCCTTTTTATCTTCACTATCAATGTGGGTTGCGATAGCATTTCTCGCTCTTTTATATCCTAATGCACTTGCCACATCTTTTCCGACAAACCATGGTTTCCCATCAATTAAAATACCTCTGATTTCGCCAAATTCTTCATTATTAAATACTCTAATTTCTTCCAATAAATCTTTTTCTCCTTTAAATTCTTTTGAATTGATTTATCTAATGTACTGCTTTTACTTTTACTCTATAACTTTTTCAATTCCTACTATCCTACCATTAAATTTATCGCTATAATTAAGATCACCTTTATGATATGCGATGGGATATGCTTCTTTAAACAAATCCTTATCAACTAAAACCTCAACCATTGATCCATCAGATGCATGATAACAGTTATTTACTGTTCCCTTACCTTTTTCATCCAACATGATCACTCTTATCTCGTTTCCATTGTCAAATTTAATGATAAATCTATCTCCCGCCTTTCCATAAACCGTACCCATAGCAACACCGATATAATCTTTCCCATCGGTCGTGTGTAACAACCCGTCACTTCCAACTTCAATTAAATCACTATGGATCAATTGATAGTTTGGTGAAGATTTATCTGTCACTAATTGATATGGTTCAAATGATTTAAACCAGGTATGTTCTGAAGAGCACAATCCTAATTTGATTGTAGGTATTCTTCAATTGGTTTTTTCTGAAATAAGAGTATTAATATCGTTTACTTGATCAGTTAAATCTTTCATTTGAGATAAATACTCCTTATTTTGTTCTTTTGTAGATTTTAAACTCTTTTGTAATTGTTTATTTTGAGTTTCTAATTGTTCAATTTTGCAATTTTGGTAATAACCAATACTACAAGTCGTACCAATAGAACCTAAAACACCTACAGTAGCCAAACCTGCAACAATTTTTCTTTTAAGTCTCATAATAAAACCTTCCTTTTAATTTTTATTTTTTCTTCCTCCTGGTCGTTATTTGATGTTCGCAAATGGAATCGAACCATTTTTATTCAAACCTGAACGAACAGTTCGGTATTGTGGTGAAAAGGAGATTACCACAATACCACTTTGACTAAAATGAAATTAAAATTATTAAGTAGTGTCCACAAGCAGAGTTGAACTGCTTTACGTTTCCCACATGGACAGTTTACGATGGACGAGGGAGGATATTTAAAATAGAGTTTACTACCAACATGACATTTACACATAGCTTCTCATCCACCATATTTTATATAAAAAGTTATCGAAAGGTGTACTCATCAACAGAATCGAACTGTTCTAGAAATCTAGGTTGCCTACAATGAGTAGATTGCAAATAGGCTATGGAAAGACTATAATTCGGTATTGTTTGTAACTATTAATATTTTGAAAGGTTAATTAATAGCCTATTTGCTATAAAATTTTATGAATGATCGCCCTGAATGGATTTGAACCATTCTTTAAGTTACCTACAAGGCGAGATTTGATAAATAAATTTCTAAATTAAGATGAATCGACCTTTTATTCTTTATTTTTTGGTGACGAGCCAAAATAGTGAAAAGTAATCCAATTTTTGGTTGTTATAATATACAAATACATCTGATTTTTTATTTTTGACTTCTGATTTCCTTTTGTAAGAGTAATATTTTTGATTTTAAAAAGGAGACTGCCTCCATTCTTTTTAATCTTTAGAAAGGTTTAATCATTTGTCTATTCAGTTGTTAATCAAGTTTTTATCCTATGTCGTTTCTTAATATCAAAACTTATTTATCTCTTCTGAATAATTATGATCAATGCAATTAGTGGTTTTTTAATTTTGTATAACATGTTCTTTTCGTTTGGGCTTGACCACTTAAACCATAATTATTCGATTTTCTGAATATAGTAATATAGATAATAGTTTGTGTATTTAAGGAATCGAACCTTAATCAATGTTGCCTTTTGATGTAAGCCTACAATACACATATTATTAGATACCAGCTAAGGGCAAAAAATATTTTGAGTGTTATAACTCAAATTCATGAGTTATAACATCTCCATTTCTTTTTTCAATAATTAATCGACCTTGACCATTTCGTAAATTAATGAAACTGAAGTCAAAAGCCTCAAATTCTAAATTATACTTTTTAACTAATTTATCAAAGTCATGAAATTTTCTTTGATCATCAAAATACTTTTTTCCATCTGTAAACTTATATACATTTACAAATTTTTTTAATTTATAAACTTCTCTTAAAACTTCAATTAAACTCATAAACTTCCTTTCTAATAAGTATAGAACATATTATTAGATACTAGCTAACACTTTTAGAAGAAGATGAATTATTCTTCATCTTCTATATTAAATACCTTCAAGTAATAACCGTAGAATTCATTATATATATTACCAGTGTTTATGCCAATTTCATGACAATACACATATAAATAATGTCCAAGGTTTTCTTTATTTGGGATTATATTCTTTTCTTTTAAGTAAAATATAAACCTATCTCTTGAACCATATTTCTTTATATTTCTAAGGCTTAAATCAATATTAAGTTCATTTAGCACACTTCTAGCATATTTCATCCAATGTCTAGCAATAAATACTTCAAATTCTTCATCACTTTCAAATTCTTTTAATCTTGGATCATTTTTATATGATAAGATGTAATCTTTATATTTAACCAAATAATCGTTTCTTGTACCATTAGCTTGGATTCTTTTGTCGGTATTATAGAAAATTTCAAACAATCTCTTGAATTCATCATCAATTTTAAATTCCTTATCTTTTAATTTTATTTTTTTATTAGAAAAATCCAAATTTGAAATTTTAATTTTTGCTAAATCATTCAAAGATATACCAGTGTAAAGTGAATAGATTATGAATTGAGCATGTCTATATATAGATAAATTCAACATCAATATTTTAAAATCATCTGCTGTAAACACCTCTGATTCGTTCATTTTAAGTTGATTTATATTTTTCAGTAATAATGTATTATCAACTAAAAATAAATTTTCCTTAATAATTCTCTTTATTACACACCAATCAAAATATTTACTCAATAAAGCCCTTGTTCTTGCCATTGAAGAGTACGACTGGCTTTTTAATAAATTCAACAATTCATTCGCATTGAAATTTTCAATTGGTTTATTTAATTTGATTTCAGCGTTATCAATGTCTTTAATGCTAAGCATAACATACTTGTTAATCTCAACATTTTCTTCGATGTACTTTTTAAAATTTTCCATCTTTCTCACCTCAGTGTCATTCTACAATTTTTACGTTCACTAGTCAATAATAATATGACTATAAATTTAATAAAACTTCTTTTGATTCCTTTGATCCAGCAGCATATGTATCAAGCGTTACTGATGAACCTTGTACATGACCAGCTTGTTCTTGAACGAAAGCCAAATCATTTGTTGCATGATATAAATTTGTTACATATAAGTGTCTTAACATATGTGGTGTTATTGTATTATTAGAATATTTTTTAATAATTCTAATAATATTCTTTTCTTTAATTCTTAAACCTTCTCTTGTTAGAAATACTGCATTTGATGCGGTTTGGATTTTTTTTCGTATTTCTAACCATTCTTTAAGTGCTTCACAAGCATCATTAGAAATATAAACTGTTTCATATTCTAATTCACTATAAGCACCTTTTCTAATAACTTCCACATATGGATAATCAGACTCTAAATGTAAATCATTCATATCAAGACCACATAATTCACTTTCTCTCAATCCTGAACCAAGTAAGAATCTGTAAATAGCTAAATATTTAACTCTGCTATTTACATTTGCTATTTCATTTAAAGATTTTGACAAGACATCTAAATTTTCTTTTTTTGGCAATTTAGTCGTATCTTTTTTCTTCTTTAATTGAAATAACTTTTTATTTCTTTTAAGGATTGGTGATTTTCTTATTAAATCTTCTTCAACTAAATAATTGAAAAAACTTGATAATTGATTTTGAATTGTCACAACGGTCGAATTCTTATAACCATTGTCGATTAATTCTTTCAAATACTTAACAACATGACTTGATTTTACATTTTCAATACTATTGAAATCTTCAAAGATATTTTCTTGTAAACACCAATTTAAGAATTTATTTATTGAACTAAAATAGCCTAACAAGCAAACTTGTGATTTAACTGAAGAATATCTAAAGAAATTGGCTAAATCTTCAGGATAATTATTATCCTTTAGTAATACTTCTATTTTAGCTCTTTTGATTTGTTGTAGCTCTTCTTTATAAATCATTTGTTATCACCTCGTCCTTACATATATAAGTATATACTATACATACAGTATAGTCAACACATTTTTATTAAAAAAGAGAAATTTCTTTTCACTAAAATTTCTCTTTTATTTTGATTAATCTATTCCTTTAAATTTCCAATAATTGAACAAAATATAAGATAAAATTACCCTTTGTTCCGTTAAAGTTAAATCTATAATAAACTCTTCCGTTTCCCCTATTAGAATTTTATAGATTAGATCTTCTCCACGTCTCCCTACAGTTAAGAAAATATCATCATCTTCAGATGCTCTTTCTATATTATATAATATAGTCTCATCCAAGATAACATTGCTATTTAACTTATCTTTCCATAATTCTACATGAATCAAACATTGATCATCGCTTATTTCAATATCTTGTACAATAACATCACTAAAAATTTTAAATACATTTCCGTTCATAATTTTTGCTCTCCCTTTTATTTCAAATATTTTTAATACTTACGCCAATGCTGCTAGTATAAATATTCATATTTGAGTACATAATAATCTTGTCAATACTAATGTAACTCCTTTAGCATTGATGCAAGGGTTGACGGATTGAGAGCGTAACAGGTTCGATAGTCAACCCTTTATACACTTCATTAAACAATCCACAACCTCCTTTAAATAATGAAAGCGTATCAAGTATCTACTATAATGATAACACTTTCATGAATAACTTAAAATTACATAATTCATCATAATTGCCTAAATTTTGGTAAAATAAAAACCATGTAAAAACATGGTTTAATAAAAATTCCTACTAGTTATTTCTTCTAATTCGCCAACTGTTGGTCTATAAATCTTATAATCATCTATATTTATTTTTTTATCCATAGTTTCTTTTATAAGTTCTTTAGGATTGTCAAAATCACCATCTTTAGAAACATCCCAGTAATAATCATTCTTTTCTGTATAATCAATTACAATGGTTTCAACATCTGATGTTCCACCTGGATTCAAATTTGATTCTATAATAAAATAACTTGGTTTGTCATTTTTATCTATTAATATATAACCATCGGTTAATTTACTTTCTGTAGCCCAATATTCTATATCTTCTATTGCATATAAAATGTTTTCTTTGCAACTATCAGATATTTCAGGTTCTTTTGAATATAACCACATACCAGTATCTTTATCTTTTTTAGATTGAATATAAGAATACCCTAAAATTATTAAAAGAACAATTCCTAAAACACAAAAAATTTTTTTACGATATTTTTTGTTATCATGAATTTTATCAGTAAAATGAGTTAATCCATTTATAGTTTTATCAAGACTTTTTTCTATTAATATATCTGGTTGAACATCTGAAGTATCAAATAATCTATTATCTTCTTGATTATTAATTTCAACATTTTGTTCATTATTAATTGATTTATCTTCTTTATTAATATTATTCTGTTCTAATGATGTATTAGAAACATTTTTTAAAATTTTGTCTAAATTTTTTCTTGCATCATCATTCATAATTAATTTGAACCATCTTTCTTTTCATTTAAAAGAATCATTAATGATCTTTGATTTAATTCAATCTGTTTCAATTGTTCTACTGTTTGTTTTTGATTTTTAAAATGCTCTAAAGACATTACAGAAAATGCAAGAAATAATAACATGATTATATAATACACCCCAGCAGCTTGTGTAAATAATCCAATTAACAAACCTATAACAGCTAATGAAATAAATATATAAGATACATACATAAACAACTTCCTCCCTTATATCCCATATTTTACCATATTTTTTTCATATAAGCTATAAGAGAAGAACTAAACGTCAAATTATTCCACTAAAGCGTAATACTATCTTCAGTTTGTTCAATAACTGGTAATACACCATGTTCTTTTAATTCATTATAAATCAACTTAACACCATCCTTTGTCCATGCATTAAATTTTGCTACACTAACAATTTTCTTATTTTCATACATATTCTTTGATGTGGTAATCATGAATTTTAATCCATCTTTCTTATATTCTTCGTTAACTTCCCATACACCATCAACTTTATCTTGTAAACCAATCATGAATAATAATTTGTTAAATTTAACTGCACTCATTCCATAATAATTTGCAATTTCAGTTGTTAACCATCTATCCTTTGATCCTACAAATAGTTCGCTTAAAAAAGTCACATCTTGTTTTTCTTCTTCTAATTGTTCATTCTTACTTTCAAGTGACAAGATTTTACTGTTAGCAAGAATTAACGCTCTTGATAACAATTCATCTTCACTCATGTTTTCTTGTCCATAGATATATCCACCATTTTTACGGATTGATGGTAACACTTCATTAGTTACCCATTTCTTGAATTTCTTTGCTGAATCAAGCTTGCTTGATAAGATAAGTGAATAAAGACCACTTTCATTAATAATAATCATTTTTTGTCTACCACCAGGTGTCATTATTTTAGTGACCCCTTTATCTTCATCATCCACATGGCTAGTTACTGCATTTGTAATTGACTTCCCTTTTCCATATCCTAATGCTTCAGCTACATCTTTTCCAACAAACCAAGGCTCTCCATCAATAGCGATTGCTCTTACATCATGCCCTTCAAAATTAAAATCCAATACATTATTTCCTTGCTCTTGTTTTACTACTTCATTTACTACTTTTTTCATAATTAATTTCTCCTTTTCTTTCCATTCATAAAATTTTATATAAAAAATGGATTCAAGAATTAATCTCAAATCCATTAATTTATCTATATTTAATTTCTACTTTTATTTATACCTTTCAAAGATAAATAAAAATAGGTAACGTTGGCTAAACGTTACCATAGACTTTCTAAAGAAGATACACGAATAGATAATGTGTTAGTAGAATATGTATCCTCTTCTTTAATATTATAACATTTAATATAATTAATTTCTACAAAAATTTTAATTATATGGGGTTTATCTCATTTCTATTTAAAACTTATGTTTTAGAAATGATTTTCATAACTTTTTTCCAATTGAACCTTATATTATTTATAAATCATCTTCAAATTCTTCATAAAGTAAACCAGGTGAAATAGGAATTTTTCTAATATCTTCTAATTCAACAACAATACTTGCTGCAAATCCATAACTTACAAAGTTATAATCTTTACAATACATTTCTCTAAATTTATCGACAATTTTACTTTGTGGTTCTTCCATATAATCATGATGAATAGCAATTTTATGTGCATCATTTACAATATCATACTCTTCTAAATTAATTGATAAATTTCCATATAAATAATCATCCGTATTGTCACTCTTCACGTATACAATAGAAATACCTGGTGAATTATTTGATGCATATTTAGTAAGCACAAATCCCATTCTATCTCCATTATATTCAAAAATTTGATCTTCATTAAAATGAATCACATCTTCAATCTTGTCATTATTTTGTAAATCTTCAGCTACAGCGTTATCTAATAAATACTCAAATAATATTTGAAATTTATAACACTCAATATAATGCCCAAAAAATTTTCCTGGCAATGGGAATTTTTTAAATTTATCATCATTAATTTTAATTTCTAAATCATCTAAATTATTTATAGGTGTTCTAAATTCTACTGTGTCATCCACTTTAAGTTTTAACCATTCTGGAATATCTACTTCCACATAATTATTAAGTGCATCAATAAACTCATCAAATACTTTAACAACTTTCAATTCTCCTGATTCCATATATAAATTTTCCATATTATTTTTCCTCCTTAATTTAAATGTAATTGGTTGATTGTAATATCAACTAGTTGCGACTTATCATTAATAGGTAAACATAAAGGTACATAACCTTCTTGAATGTCATAATTTTCCCATTTTTCAAAATCACAAAAGAACAAATTAGTTTCTTTATTTTGATTAAGAAAAAAGGCGAGTGTATTCGCCTTGTAAATCTCATCATTATTTTTCATCATTTGTGTACAACGATCAACAATTTCATCACGTGTATAGAAATTTTTTAATTCAGTTCCAACTTTTAAACAATAATCATTAATCTTTTCTAATACCTCAAATAACCCATATTGATTACTTGATGACATTTTCTTTAAATCCATTACAATTTGTTGCATATAATTATTCCTCCTTGATCCAAAAGATTGTATTGTTATAAGGATTAAATTCAATCTTTTTTTCATATAGGTGATAGAAAATATCTGTTACTAAATCAGTTAACTTTTCAGTAGGATTTAATATAGGATTTTTTAAATAACCTACTTCATCAGGAATTAAAAATTGACATTTAGTCTTTTCTGTTTCATCTATATAATAAATTCTTACTGGTACTTCATTTAATCTTAATTGTTGATTGACTCTTGCAATCATGCTGTCTACAAATTTTTCCATATTCTTTATTCTCCTTTTGTGTTTGACGAATGTTCTCTTGCGTATTTCATAAATTGTTTAAAAAATTCGCAATCTTCTTTAATATCATAATAGCAAGTAAAAATGCTATAACTATAGCGTAAGTGTTTATTAATTAGCTTCTCACTTAATTCTAAATCTACACCTAATTCATGCTGAATAGCTAATCTAGTATCATTAAGTAATTTTTCATAAACTTTTTGTTCATTTTTATAATAATCATAATCAATTTTCTTATTGTGTTTTGAAACTTTTTTATTGTATTTTTCCAACTTTTCTTTATTTTCTTTTACAGTCAAGTCCTCGTTAAATACATAGGTTTCTGGTAACTTTTTTTCCAATCTAAATCAAGTTTTTCAGGTCTTTTATATTCACCTTTTTCAAATCTCTTATCTATTTCTTCAAATGTCATATTTATTCTCCTTTAAAATTTCTCATCCAAAAAGATGTACCAGTATTGTTAAAATTCAACTCTTTATGATACATTTCTTTAAATAAATCTCTAATAATTTGAATTAATTCCTTTTTAGGATTTAAAATTGGTCGATCCAACCATTTTTCATAATCTTTGCAAGCTAATTTAATCGTACAAAATTCCTTATGTGTTTCCGTTTCATAATCAATTACAATAGGTATTTTTTTTAACGCCAATCTATAATTAATTGCAAATAACATATCATCATTGAATTTATCCATATTTATACCTCAATTTCTTTATATTCTTTATCTAAAACAATTTTTTGCTTTATATCTAGATCAACCAAAGCAACTTTTTTAATATGTTTTTCTCTCTTGGAATAATAACCCACTTTTATATACATATTTGTTGCATGATCATCAATGTAAATTCTTAATATTTGTACTTCAGGAAACCAATATTCAGCTTTTTTATCAAATAACTTTAAATGAAACTTTCTCATTTTTTCTTTAAATTCAAAAAAACAACCTGTTTTATCCTGAAAAGGAATTTTAATTTCTTTAAATTTTTTAAATAAATATTTTCTATCTTCTATACTTAATTCATCCATAAATTCATCCTCTTTCTTACTAAATAAAATATGGAAAATCATTTATATAACAATTTTCCATATAAGCCATTTAGTATCTTCTTACTGGCAATAAGATATATTCACTATTACCGCCATCTTTAATAATCATTGGTTTTAACTTTCCATTTACACCACCTTGTAAATTAATTGACATATCACCAATTAAATTTTCTAAAATATCAATCATATATTTACAATCATAACTAATTACATCATTAAATGAATTTTCCATAAGATCGTTTTCAATACCAATAGAATAATCAATTTTAGGATTATCAAGACATAAAGTATTTTGTTTCAAATCCAAATCAACAATCCATTGTTTTTCACTTGATAAATCATTTAATTCTTTATGGTAATTTAGCATCTTATTACTATCAATCACTACTTTTGCTGCGAATGTTGTTGGTATTAATCTACTTGTATCTGGGTAATTATCGTCTACTTTCTTACTTAAAATTACAATATTATTTGTAAGATTAATTCTTACATTTTCGTCATTTTCGTTATATTGAATTGATAAAATATCTTCTTTGATTGATTGAATGAATTTAACAACTTCAACATTAACACTAAATTCATTTTCAATAAAATTATTTCCATTTCTTATATAAGGAATTAAATCAGTTTTAATAAGTCTATAACCATCTGTTGCTACAACAATATCTTCTTTAAAACCAATTCTTTGTAGAATATTTCTGTTATCTTTACCTTTTTTTGCTACAAATTTGATATGTTTAAAAAGTTCATTAGTAAAACATTTTTCCAATTCAATTTCTTTAAGATCATCTTTGAATTGATAATCTAATAAAGGATATTGATTTGCTTTTTCATAATTCATTTTAAAAACTCTATTTTCAGATGATAAAATCAACTTATCATCATCAATATAAATACGTGTTGATTCACCAAAATTTTTAATTAGTTTTGATAGCTTTTTTAAATCTGCTTTTGCTTTAAAATCTTCATCATTATTAATAAGTCCATCAAGTTCTGTTCTTACACAATAATTATCCGTATCACTGTTATAAATTCTCAACACGCTGCCAGCAGCGTCCAATACTGCATAATTAATTCCATATTTATTTGTATATTTCACTTTATTTAATTTTTCGATTTTATCTCTTAATACTTTAGTGTTTATCTTCATTTTAATTTCCTACTTTCATTAATATTTTTCCATATAAGCCTTTATAAAAAATAAAAGACAAGTTTTAAATCACTTGTCTTGTTCAAACATTCTCAAATTTTTCGTATCTTTAATGAATTAATTCAAACATTTCAGGATGTAATTCATTGATATAATATTTACCGACTCTCCAGAGCTCACCATCTGGAATACGTGTTAACGTTACAAATAATCTATCTTGTTCAAACACTTCCCATTCTTCTACTTCTTTTGTTGGATGTTTGTATCTTATTTTACTACTTTCTTTTAATTGCTCAAAAATACCAATATTTTCCATTGTCTTATCCTCCAATAGTTATAATACTTTGATCAAAAATATTTACATCGAATAAGTCTTTCATTTCACGATTATATGTCTTGTTATATATTTTAATTTTTTCAACTAAATCATTATAATTTTCCAACATTTGATCAACTAATTTATATTCTTGTTTACTTGATTCAATATCTTGTTTAAGATATTGAATATATTCATCAATGTATTGCTTAAACACACTATGATCAATTCTAAATTTTCCATTTTTTGTTAGAAGCTTGTTTAAATCATTAGTATCAAAAACCGTTAAATAAATCACATTGTCAAATATATTAATATCAAGAAATTTCTCATTAATAGCTTTATCAAATACATTAATACCTTTATATTTAGCTCTATATTGTGATATTAATTTTTCTTTTGGTACAAGCTTAATTTCATATCTTGAATAATTAGTATTTCCAAAATAAGCTTCATATCCTAATTGACTTAATGTTTTCTTGATTGGATCAATAGTTCTTTTATTTAAAATTTTTCCATCTTTGACTTCTAACATATTCTTTAGCTCTTTTAACATTGGAATAGTATAATCTTCTATAAATGCTGCACGTTTCAATAACAAATCTTTTTTAGCTTCATTTATACTTCTCTCGTTTTCTTGTTTAATTGTTTTCCATTCAATATTTCTTTCTTTTATTTCATTAATCTTTTTTGAATTTTTATTTTCCATAAAATTTT